ATCTCGTTTGCTGCGCTCACTGCGTAGATGTCCAGGTCTCCGAGCACCTCGTCCCAGGTTCCCTGCAGTTCCTCCGGTGCCCTGTACTGGTTCTTGGCCAGCCACTGTAGCGCCTTCAGCGTCTTCTTCTGCTGCTCCTTCAGCTCGCGGTATTCCCGCTGCCGCTGGCTCATCTCCTTGCGCTGCTGCCGTTCCTTCGCGCGGCTGAGTGCTTCGCGCTGCCGGGCGGCTGCCGACTTCTCCCGCTCCTGTGCGATCTTCACGCCGGTGCGGTCTCGCAGGTGAACTTCCAGCTTCGCCGTCCGTGTGAACGTGCGCAGTGCCTAGTCCATCTGCCGCTCGATGTTATCCAGGACTTCGTCTTCCGAAACATATTCCTGCCCGGCCAGAAGCGCGGTGTACTGTGCCAGGCTCATGTTCTGGCTCTTGCCTTCTTCCGCCGTCTGCACGATGTTCTCCAGAATCTCCCGGCTGTCCAGATCGTCCGCATGGAACATCCCCGGCAGCGTGTCTGCAAGCTCTGCGTTTACCATGTCAATGCCCGCAGCGCTCGTGTCGTTTACCAGCATGACGCCTGCTGCAAACGCCTTCTTCCGGAAATAGCCCCAGTCGTCTCCGAACTCATGCTTCACGCTCTCCGGCACATAGATGCGGCGCCCCGCAATCTCCGACCGCGCCTGCTGCAGATACTCATCTGCTGCCACTTCCATGACGCCTTCTGCATACATCCGGTCGAAGAAGGCATCCCGGTCTTCCTGTGTCAGTTCGCCGTTCTTGAGCATCCGGTCCGCCAGAGTGTCAATGATCTGGTTGATCTCTGCCCGCCGCCCTTCCGGAATGGAGAAGATGCCCTGCATATCCTGCCGCAGATTCCGCTTTGCAATGATTGGCAGACTTTCTGCTACCGGCTTCGTCTCGTTCTTCTTGCGCGGCTTTTTCTCCTTCTGCTCAGGCTCTGCCGGTTTGCTCTCCGGCGCCTGCTCGATCTCTCCGCCGGTTTCTGCCTGCGGTTCGTCCACGGAGAAACGCATACCCTTCAGACTTCTGGCGATCTCCATGCGCTGCTCGTCGTTCCCGGCCTCGTACTCGATAACGTTCAGGCCCGCCGCCTTCATCTTCTCCAGCCGTTCCGGCGGGCAATCATCCGGCGCAATGCAGACCGGCTCGTCGAATGTGACCACGCGCTGCGGCTTCGCCTCGAAATATCCCGTCGGCATTTCTGCCGCCTGTCGGTACATACCGGCGATCTCCGTGGCAAGCCCGCCGTCGATGTCATACCCCTGCCTGCTGAAGGCCTGCTGGATGCGCATGGCGTCCTGCCCGGCGTTCTCCATGAGCAGGCCCGCGATCTCATCCATGTCGTAGCTTCCGGAGGTCTTCTGTACGTCTGCGACAATTCCCTCAATGCGCTTGTCCAGCTCCTGCAGCAGCCGGTTATATTCTTCTTCCGGCATATTCTGCAGGCGGCCCTCGTCTGCATGGATGGCGTCCACGCTTTTGTATCGCGGCGTCGCCACAGATAAGATTCCCTTTGCGCCTACACCCCAGTAGCTCTCGCCTCTGGCGCTTGCCTGGTTCATTGCTTTTACGATGTTCTCTGCCGTGTACGCGCCGTGCGTTTCCCGGAAGCTCCTTCTCCTGCCGGAAGTCGTGAAGCGTTCCTTCCCATTGTAGATGCCCGGCTCGCCCAGCACGCCGCGAAGCTGCCCGCGTACCCATGCCTCGACATCTGCATCGTCCACTGCCTCGCGGAGCTTATCCTGCGTGGCATAGCGGTCTACGCCGTCGCGTGTCTGGCCGCCGTCTTCATAAAGCGCTTCTGCATTCCGGATGAAATCCTCTACACGTGCGTCGCTGATCTTGTCCCGCTGCCGTGCAACGCGCGTCTCGCGCAGCTCCGGCCTGCGGTTCAGCGCGTACTCGTGGTCTGCAATCCAGGCGTCCATGATGCTCTCGCGTGCCGTCTCCAGCTCAGTCTCTGTCAACCGCTCGCCGGTCTCCAGCTTCACATACAGCTGCGCCAGCTCCTGTGCACCGATTTTCTCCGTGTAGTCCTGCAGCGCCTGGTTGCCAAAGCTGTCCCAGACTTTTTCCTTCAGCACCGGCTCGATGTCTTTCCCTTGCTCTGCAAGATATGCAGCCCGTACCGCGTCGTCTTTGGCCAGTTGCTTTGCAAGCTCCGCTTCGTCCATCGTGGCCACTTCGTCCACGCGGCTGCCGATGACGCTGTCACGAGAGAAGATGCCGCCCGCCACCTGATTCGCCAGCTGCGCGATCTTCTGCTCTGCGGCGCGTCTGGCCTCGTAGTTCACTTCCCGCTCGACGATTGCGTTTGCTGCCGTCGGCGTCCAGGCGTCTGCTCCGTAGACCTTGTTGCGCCGGTCTGCCTGCGGGTCGATGCTCTGGCGAGGGAAGACCAGCGTATAGTCTCCGTATTGCGTATGCCCCTGGCTCGCCTTCACAATAGCGACCGACGGCGACGGGATAGCGCCGAGCTGCAGCATACTGTCCATCTTCTTGCCGTCCAGATTGTGAATGGCCATCAAGTCCTGCGTCTGCTCAACCGGCTCGTCCATAGAGAACCGGGCCTTGACAGGCAGCCGCTTCTCTGCTACACTGGCCTCAGAAGCATCTGTGGGCACCCTAACAGGGCGGTTTTCCGCTTTAGCTGTACCATTCTGGTACTGACGGGGAGGCGCAGGTGCTTTCTTTTCGTTCTCATTCAGCTGGATGGAGTACACAAACTCTCCATCCGGCTTTTTCCGTACATTTGCCAGCAGGTCATAGACCCGTCCGTCGATTTGCACGGTCTTCACGAAATATTCCCAACCTGTAAGTCCCTGGTGCGCTTCGGATGTTTTGCCCTGTTCTTTGCCGCTTCCGCTGTGCTCTGCGTTTTCGACCAGATCAAAAATGTTCCCGTCCGCTCCTGTGTTGATCTTCGCCTTCCAGCCTCTTGGCGAAGACTTCTTATCGCCGTAGACGTTCTTCCGCAAATCATTCTCATCGAATGTCGCGTAATAGACTTCACCATCTCGCGCTGTGAACTTCGCTGTGCGGCCTGCGTATTCATTCCGCATGATGTCCATAAAGGCTTCCATGCGCTTCTTGTACGGCAGCTTGCGGACGGCCTCGCTGGTTTCATACACTTCAGTCCCGTCGTCCGTCTTTCCGACGTAATCCAGGCTGTCGCTCAGATCGGCATAGACCGTGTTCTCATCAGCTCTGGCTGGCGGCGTCGCGCGGCGCTGCTCCAGTGTCAGGCCCCGGCGGCTGGCTGCGTCTCGCGCTTCAATCTCGCCTGCGGTATTGCGGTAAAGATCGTAGCTGTCCATCCCCACGCCGTTCTGAATGTCAATGATACTGTCTTCCAGCTCTCCGATCTTCGCTTCAATGGCGTCGTCTTCCGCCGTCCACCGGTTCAAATCCCACGGCAGCTGTTCTTCCAGCCTGGCAATCTCTTCCCGGATGTCCGCAATTCTCGCTTCTTTCGCCTCGTCCCGGTGCTGCTGCCAATACTCCGGCGATGCGCCGCTTGCAAATCCTTCTGCCTTCTGAATGGCGTGCTGGATTTCGTGGATGATCGTCGCCTCTGGTGCCGAGCGCAGCTTGCTGTCCAGCGCGATCTTGTTCTCGCTTGGAGAGAAATAGCCCTGCGTATTGCCCGGCAGCTCCTTGAACTCTACACGCACGCTGCGCAGCTGCGGGTACGCCTGGAACAGTTCCTCGTGATCGATGACGTCCTCCAGCGTGGCATCCCCGCTTTCCACGCGCTCGCTCAGTCTCCCGTACTCTCGGCCCCAGGTCTTGTCCAGCTCCTGAAGGCGCTCCTGGTCTTCCGGCTTCCACGCTTCTGCAGAACCGGTGAGCATCTTGTCCACGAGCTTCTGATATTCCGCATAGTCCGGGTGGCTCCGACTGAAGGCTGCGTCTCCGCCGCGATGATACTTCATCTTGCTGTCGTCGATCTCGAAACGCAGCTTTCCTTCCATGCCGGTGTGCCAGCCGGTTTCCTTTCGCACGCGCTCATCGTCTTCGCCCTGCATCTGAAGCTCCTGTGCGCGGGCGAGTGTCTTCTGATCTGCTGTGTTTGCGTTCACGCCGCCGTAGCTGTAGCGCTCTGGCGGCCCAGTCCTGCGCTGTGTCGCCGCTGCTGTCTCGCTGCCCGGCGTGGTGACCTTCCGCTCCTGCAGAACCGCCTGCGCCTCGCTGCGGTACTTTTCGGCGTGGGCGCCGAAGAAGTTGATTCCCGCGTAAGCGTCCGCGCAGATTTCTTCTTTGACGATGCCGTAAGCCTCGGCTACTTCCTGTCCGGATGCGTGCTCCGGCAGATCATATACGCCGCGCAGGTTCTTCAGATACTTCTCGACCACTGCGTCAAATTCTTCCCGGCTGTACTGTTCTACGATGGCCCGCTCGATCTGCCGCACAAGCCCCGGATTGTTGGCCGCGTAATCATGGAAGGCCTCGTGGTCTGCGATCTGATCGATGTTCAGATAGCGGTGGTCTGCCTGGACGATGATGCCGTTCTCCGTATAGACGCCGCGTGCCGCGCTCACCGAGCCATCTGCCTGGCGGATGCGGATGGAACCAAGCACATACGTCACCGGTTTCCCGGTCTCATAGGAAATGCGCTGCGCCGTTTGCTGCATCTGCGCATCCCAGTGAGATTCCGGCATGACCTGAATCTCGCGTTCCTCCGTTCCGTTCGGCAGGCCCAGACTCTGGCTGCTTACTTTTTCGAGCCGTAGAGTTCGTCCAAGATTCTCTCTTTCAACAGCTGTTCTGCCCTGGTTAAAGGCGCGTTGTGGTCTGCCTTCTGCCAGGATTCCACTCTGTCCGCCGGTACTCTCACCGAGAATCCGTCCGCCGTCTCCATCAGGTAGCTGCTCGCTCTGCTGTTCTGTGCCTGGCTTCTGCCCGGCTGGAAGCTGTTCTGTGCCATTGTTCATTCCTCCTTCATGCGTTGTGGCTTCATTCTGTACGCCGGGCTGCTGGCTCCCTGGCACCTGCTGCGCGGCAGTGTTGACCGGCTGCTGATTTTGTGCCTGCACGTTTCCGGACACGACCGCTTCGATGTCCGCGTCCGTCATCTGCCGCATGACGTTCTGCACTTCCGGGAAAGAAAGCAGCTTGCTGAGAACTTCGCCATCTGTGATCTGCCCGCGATAGAACGCCTCAATGCCGCGTGCCATCGACTGTGCGCGTTTTCCGCTCACGCCCATGGTCTCCAGGCGTTCCAGCGGTGTGGCAGTCTGTTCGGTCTGCACCTGCTGCGGCGTCGGCAGCCCAGCTTCCTGCTGCGTGCTCTGTTCCAACTGCTGCGGCTGCACGGCTGCGGCCTGCGCCGCCGTCGGAAGACTTGGCTGCTGTGCCTGCTGGTTTTGTTCCGCTGCCTGCACTGCAATCTGCGCAGCCGCTGCCGCTGCGTTCCCATTTTGCAGAGCCTGCCCGCTCTCCGGCGGCTGTGTGTTCTGCGTTCCAGCCTGTGCCTGCTGCAGTCCCTGCTGGATGGCGGTCTGCAGCTCCTGCTCCACCTGCTTCTGCATCTGCGGGTCTGTCGGTGTCGTTGGCAGGTCTGCCGCCGTTGGCAGCTGGCCCGTGCTTCCGCCGCCCGGCAGCATGACATTCGGTGTCTGCATGGCGCTGGACGCTGCGGTGTACCCATTGACATACGCCCGCATCGCCTCATCGATAAGATCGAGCGTTTCGTTCAGATTGTCCACGGCCTTCTGCTGGCCCGCAATGTAATAGCTGTTGACGCTTTCACGCAGGCTCTGCGTCTGCTGCATGATGAACTGCGCCCGCTGCGCCTTTGCTTCCGGCGTCATGTTTTCCGTTCCGGCCGTCATTGCGCGGTATCCCTGCTCAATGGCCTGGTATGCCTGGTTCATCTGCGCCTTCTGCTGCTGTGTCGTCTGGTAGCTGCTAATGGCGCTGCTCAGCACAGAGAACGCAAACGCCGTCACGAGGTTTGTGGCGATCTCTTCTTTCGTCGGCTTTTCATCTGCCGCAAGATAGCCGACCGCCTGGTTCACGCTCGCATTCGTCACGCCGCTTGCTGTCTGCCGTAAAAACTCCATGAACGGCGTCATCTTATGCGTATCACGCAGCACGTTGGCAAGGCCTGTTCCTACCAGTCCGCCTGCCAAATTGCCAGCCATGCCCTGTGCGCCGCTGATGGCAATGCGTTTGAGGTAATCTTCCGTGCTCATGTCGCCCATGGCGGCTGCGCCTGCATTGTGTACGGCGTCAGCTCCGGCAAAGCTCAGCGCTCCCGCCGCCACCTTGAAGCCGAGGCTGCCGGTGTTCATTCCTGCTGCCGCAAGCCCGGCGCCCGCCGCTTCTCCGATGCCGGACATCAACGCTAGGCTTCCCGCGATCTTCGCGCCGCCCGCGAGCACCGGATGCTCTGCCTGCGCCCGCTGCGCGTTTTCCATCTGCCGGTGATACTCGTCCTCGTTCGCGCCGAGCGCTTTTCCGACTGCAGCCGCAGCCGATGTCACACCCAGTCCCTCCTGCAGCCCGCTCGCAACCGCCGTCTGCTTGGAGTACAGTCTTGTGTAAAGAACATCGTAAATCTGCTGCCACTGCGCGGCCGCCTCCGTGTCGCCCTTGCGCATTGCTTCCTGGTACGGCGCAAATGCCGTCACATTCTGCTCATAGCCTAGAAGCCCGCCGAACCCGCTCTGCGTGCCGATGATCTCTTCTGCCTCCTGCTTCTGGCGTTTCGTCCAGGTTCCCGGAACGCTTGCCAGCGCAATGAGCCGGTCTTTATATCGTCCCACATTTTTCGCGGTGTACGTCTCCGGCCGCTTCGTGCCCTGCATCTGGCTCTCGCTCTCCTGGCGGTCGATCTCGTCCTGCAGCTCCTGGATGCGCCGGTCTGTTTCGCTCTGCGCAGACTCCGCCTGGAAGGTTGGCAGCGTCGAATCGCTGGCTTTGCCCAGCATGGAAAGAATACTGGGCTGCTGCGCCTGCTCCTGCTTCTTCTGGCTCTCCAAGATGGCGAGCGTCCGTTTCATACCCTGCAGCTGATCGAGTTGTACCCGCTCTGCCACCGTCTGTTCCTTCTGCGCCTGCTGCGCCTGCCGCTGCTCTTCGTCAATGGCGGCATTCGGGTCTTTGTAGGCGATCGTGTTCAGGAAATGTTCTTCCGCCGGATTGAGCTTGCGCCCGCTCTGCTGCTGTTTTCGCAGCTCTTCCTGCTCCTTTGCCCGCTGCCAGTTCGCGTATGCTGTTTGCTTCGCACCTGGCGAGCTGCTTTTTAGGAAGTATTCTCCGGCCAAATCCTGCAGTTCCTTCGCCCGGTTCTCATACGCCTGCGTCAGGTACTGTTCTTCCAGAGCCTTCTGCCGGGCAAGCTCCTGCTGGTATTTTTCGTTCGCTTCATTCCACTGCTGCTTTGCGCGGGAGTATGCCTGAACCATGAAGTCCTGCTTATTGAGGACGCCACCGGCCTCCTGGCCGGTGGTCTGTTCCCAGTTGCTCTGCTGCTTGTCCGCTTTGTTCAGGAAAGATTTCTTGGAAATAACGCTCATACTTTCCTCCTTACTTGTACTTCACGGAGTCGTCGATCTTGATTCCGCTCACCTCGTAAATCCGTTTCGCCACGTCAGACCACTGCTGCTTCGACATCTGCCCGCGTGCGCCGACGGCCACATCATAGGCCCTGTCATAGTTGCCCTGGCCGAGCAGTGTCGAGATCGTCCGCTGTACGCCGTTGTACGAATCTCTCGCCATGGCCACGTTGCCGCTGTAGCTTCCGCCGCCGTTGATCTTCGAGCCGCCAGCGCTTCCGGAGCCGGAACCGCCGCCACTGCTTCTAGCGCCCTTGGCCGCCAGCGCTGCCTCGTATGCAGATGTGTCGATGCCCAGCTTCCGGAGATACGAATAGTCGCCGTACTGTGCAGCCAGCTGTGCCTTCTCTAGTGCCTCGCCGCGAAGTCCCGTCTGCTGGTTGATCTCGTCAAGCAGGTTCTGGTAGCTGAAACTGCGGTCTGTGTTGTACTGGTTCAGCTCGTTCAGATACTTCGTGTAGTCCAGCTGCTCCAGTGCGCTCGCCGTCTGCACGTCGTTTGCAATCCGGCTGTAAGCATCTGCCCATGTCTGGTAATCGAAGTTCCGGTTCGTGTTGTACTGCTGCAGCTCGTTGAGATACTTGTCATAGTCCGACTGCTCTGCGCCCTGCACGGCGCCCAGATCGCTGAGCTTCATGTTGTAGTCGTTCATGTACTTGTTGTAGGCCAGCTGGTAAAGCTCCGGAATCTTGTCTGTCATCTGCGCTGCATAATAATCTCCGGCCTGCGCCGCTGCCGTCGCTGCATAGCTCGACGGGATGCCGCCGGACGCCGCCGCTGCCGCGCCGATGGCGTTCTGCTGTGCGCGGTCTCCCTCGCGGGTGTACTGCTTGCGGTACTGGCTGTAGAGCTGATCGCGCTCCGGGTCATAGCTGAACGCTTCGCGGTTCAGAATTTGTTTTAGCAAATCCTGAATGGTCTTGTCGTACCGGTTCGTGTATTCTGGCTGTGCGACGTCATACGAATAGTTGCCGTAGTTCAGCTGCTTGTTCAGAAGATCGTCCACAAGCCCCGTGCGGTTCGAAGAGTATGTCGGCTTTGCATCCTGCTGGAAGCTGTTCGGGGAAAGTGGGTCGAGGTAGAACTGTGAACCCGCTCCGCCGCCCGTGTAGTTTCCGTAGCTGCTGCGGATGCCTTCCGCGCCTAGGTTTGCCAGTGCCCGCTGCTCCGGCGTCGTGGCGTTGTGGTAGTCACGCTTGTATTTCAGGATGCTCATTCCCGCATCCGGATTCTGCTGTGCCAGCTTCAGATCGGCCGACGAGAACTCGCTGCCGAGTCCGGAGTTCGTCAGCTCCCGCTGAAACTCATCGTATGTAAATCTCTGTGCCATTGCCGTCTCCTTTCATGGTTACAGTTCGCTTCCCGTGTAGACCTCGCGCACCAGCGAATACAGTCTGCACCCGCCGCTGCCCGTCATCCGGATACGGAAGTGATCGCACCGGCGCGGCACGATCGGCAGATAGAAGCTGCGTTTCTTTTCTGCCTGCAGCGTCTTCACCTCGCGCCAAACGCCGTCTGAGTCGAACTGCATCTCAATCTTCACGCTGGCCCCTTCGTCCAGCTCCAGCCGAACTAACAGCTTCCCGATGCCCTTCTTCTGCGGAATCGGCACCGATGCCGATGAGTATGTCGTGTACTCGTAGAACTCCGCCCACTCCGTCATCCAGGCGACCTCTGTCTCCCGAACCGCCGCGGCTGGCGCCGTCCTGGCATTTCCGTTTAGCAGAAGCCTTCCGTCTGCAGCCAGGAAATACAGCTCCCCGTTCCAGCCCCAGCCGACAACCTCCAGCGCATCTTCCTGGTGCCACAGGCCCCGCAATGTGTCATACACAAAAAGATGCCAGGCGCCCGCCGTGTCCTTCATCGAGACGTAATACTTCGTCCCGTCGCTGCCGCCCACGGCGTTCCGGAACCGCTGCGTGCCGAACGCCGCGCCCACCTGCTGCGGGATGCCGCCGGAGTAGGCGACAATGCCCGTGCGGGCCAGATAGAAAAGCGTCTCTCCGGCAATGGCGATGGACGCATCGCTGCCAGCCTCCACGCCCAATGAAGCGCTGCCCATCACTTGGAAGTTCGACGGCTTGTCTCCGTAGACCTTGTAGATGTGCTCTTCTTTGAAAAAGCACGGATAACCCAGGTAGCTGCAGCACGCCGTGAAGTCTCCCGCGCTGCCGACATTTACGCTGTAGCTGTCCGTGGCCACGCCGTCAAACACATTCCAGTTGAAGATGTCTCCGAGTTTGCTGGCGTAGATTGTGTCTTCCTTGCAGCCCCAGAGCCTGTTCTCATTCTCACATAGAAAGTCCATATCCGGCACGGTTCTCTTGATGGTCAAGGTCTCGGCGTCCCCGCCGCTTCCGATCGTGAAGGTGTTTTCGTAGAAGCGGAGGTAGTCGCCGTCGATTTCCCGGATGATCGGCGTTTTGTTGTTGCTCTCATGCTTCACTGCGCCGGAGATCGTCACCGCGTCTCCGACCTTGAAGATAGAATCCCATGCCGCACCGGACGCATAGATCGTGTTGGCCTTTGCGTCCTCGCCTGCGTAGGTTCCGTCCTGAATCTTTGCGCTGCCGGTGAAGCTCGCTTCCATCGTGCCGAACTCGTCCGCCAGGCGGTTATAATACTTCTTGTCCGGCAGGATGATGATGTACGCGCCCAGGCTCGCGAACTTCTTTCTCCCGTTCGTGACGGTTCCCTTGAGCGTTCCGTCTGCGTAGAACCCCGTTCCGTCCACCCAGTACAGCCCGTCGTGTGCGTAGAACCCGTTCGGTTTTGTGAGTGTGCGTACCTTCCAGCGCGGGCGCCTGGGTGCGAGCAGGGGATAGAAGTCGCTCGTCATATTTTTCATGTCCCAGATGTCGCCGTTGTCTGCGCCGAGCGTGTGGTTGTACCCGCCGAACTTCGTCTGCTTGTATTTCTGGATACCGTCCTGGTTTGCCATTGGCGGCAGTCCGATCATGCGCCGTCACCTCCGAACCGGATGAACCCCTCCAGCGCTTCCAGATGGATGGGCTTGATCTTCTGCGGCTCCGGAAGCGCCGCCGGTTTCCAGTCGATCTCCGTCTCGACATTGGCCAGCTCAAACCGCCGCGTGTTATATTCCGGTGCGTCTGCCGGGTCTTTGAAGAGGAAGGTGCCGCGCTCCGTAAAGGCAACGTTTCCTTTCTCGTCGAGCTGCCCGAACTCCTGCGTCAGCTTATTCTCTTCGCGGATATAGAAGTCCACAGAGGGCTGCAAGGCCCGCCGCAGTCTTGCCAGCGTGAAGGCCGTCTTGTAGTCCCATTCCATCTGCGAAAGATAGTTCACCGCCATGCAGGCGTTGACGCATCGGATGAGTGTTGTTTTCATGCTGCGCTCCTTTCAGCTCGTGCTCAGCGGCGAATCGTTGATGTAGACCGTGCCGTAGAATTTGATATTCCCGCCCGACGAGATCGTCACGCCGCTTTCGCCGTAGATGTAGATATTCTCGTCTGCCTCGATGGAGATGCCGCCTGCCGACTGCAGCTTCATGGCAAACGACACGCCGCGAATATAGTTCGTGTAGATGAACATTCTGTACCGGTTTTCATACTGGCTGCCTGCTCCGTTGGCGTCCAGCCGGATACCGCCTGCGGTGTAGTTGCTGTTCATATAGCAGAACTCGATCTCGCCGCCCCAGATGCCGTTCGACTGCAGGATGCTTCGGAAGGTGCTGCCTTCGATGGTGCAGCCGTAGATGTCGATGGCGTCGATCGTGCCGGTCGTGATGTTGCTGCCGTTGATCGTCGTCTGCCCGGCTGTAGACAGATCTGAGAACGTGACCATGCCGCTGAAGCTGATCGACTTGCTGGACACCACCACGCCGTCGCGCATGAGCTTGATCGTGCTGCTGCTTTCTCCGTTGGAGACCGACAGCGTGATGCTGTTGACCGTCTGTGTCAGAGACGATACGCTGCCGTCCAGCGTCGTGATTCTGCTCTGCAGCGCTGTCGCCGTCTGCTGCAGCGACGAAACATCTCCTTCTGCGTTCGTGATGCGCGTCGTCAGGCTGTTGGCCGTCGCAGTTAGGGACGTGATGTTTCCTTCTGCATCTTCCAGCCTCGCACCCAGGCCCTCTGCCGTGACCTGCAGCGCAAGAATCTGCTTCTCGTCATTTTCTAGCTGCACATATACCGGCTCCGTGATGATGTTCACGATCTCATCAAAGCCTGTCTCATTGAAGTTGTCTTTGTCCAGATTGCAGAACGAATACCGCAGCTGCTCCAGCAGCATATAGAGATAGCTCGTGATCTGCTCGATCTTGTCCTTGTCGGACGTTTCTTTCGTGAACTGTGGAAACCCCGTGTCCGCGCTCAAAATATTGGATGGCACCGTATCGCCTCCTTATAGCGTTTTCGGGAAGGGCCGTCTCCGGCCCCTCCCGTGCGTCTCACGCCAGGCCCGCGAGCTTTGCGAACCGGTACAGTACCGTCACAAACTGTTCTCGCGTCATCATGTCCTGCCACATATAGTTCGGCTCGCCGTCTTCCAGCGTGCCGCCGCCGAGCACGATGCCCTTTTCCGTGGCCCACTGCCGGGCTTCTTCGCTGTACTGGCTGCAGTCGTTGTCCTGCAGGTCTTTGCGCATCTGCCCAAAAAGTTCTGCGAATCTATCCTTGTCCATGTTCTCGTCCTCCATTTCTCCGTCGTCTAATGCCATTACCGTGTGTCCCTGGGATACCAGGATGTCGCCGCGCCGCAACCAGCGGTCGTCCGTCAAAAACTTCTTCCCGCTCAGCATCTCGAACTGCCCGGTCGTCGGCCAGTCGTGCAGCATACAGTAGGTCGTGCAGCTGTTGCCCTGGCGCCTGAAGAGCTTCTTCAGCTCCGTCGCGCCCGCCGAGATCGCGCACAGCATCATAAATGCCGAGCAGTCTGTCTCAACCGGCTTGTTGATCTTGCCGAGCGCAAAGTCTACTGCCTCCGCAGCGACGTATGCCGTGTTGCGCCCGTCCATGTCATAGCCGATGTTCCGGTTCCGTACGCCGTCTTCGCAGGCCTGCGCCGCCCGCTCCGACATGGCCGGGTCTTTGAACCGGAGAATCCCCAGCCAGTTTCCGTTGTACCAGTACGAAAAATTCAGCTCCCGGCCCGTCTGATTGCCTGGCTTCTGCCCGCGGCCGCCGGTCTCTCCGAGGCTTGCCTGGCCGATGCGGATGCTCACTGCGCGTCACCTCCTGCCGGAAGCAGCCCTTTTTTGAGGTCATATACCGCCGCTTCGATCATTGCGTCCAGGCGCGTCTCGTCGAGCGTGACGCCGTGTTCCGCCAGCCAGTTGATGACGTATGCCTTCTTCTCCTGGCCGCGCCCGGAGCCGACATAAATCTGCTCCGCTGCGCTAACCGCAATGCGCACCCAGGCGTTGATCTCCGTCTGCTGCTGCGCTGTTGTTTTCGAGCGGATGTACGGGATGACGATGGCGGTAATGACCGCCGCAATGAGCGCGAATACTGTTTCGATGATGGGTGTAATGTTCATGGTGATCTCCTTTCAGATTTCTTGATCGGTTTCTTCTGCTTCCTTTTTTCCGACTGCCCCGAAGCCCTTCCGCTTTTCAAACAGACTCTTCAGGCAGTACAGAGCGACAACGCCGACGATCTCCGTCACGGCCGTCTGGCTCAGCTTCTCGGCGATGGACTCTTTTCCGAGGTATGCCAGGATGTAGCTGCACCACACCCAGCCCACGCCGTTTCCCAGGCAGAACCAAAGCGCCCGCTTTGTGGTCGTCTTTAAGCTGGTGCGTTTCTGCTGCTTCATGTTCCGTGCTCCAAATCGTCGATGCGATGGTTTGCAACCTTCAGCTTTTCCTCAAAGACCGCCGCCTCCTCTTCCAGATGGTAGGTGCGCTCCACCAAACCGTTGTGCTTCGCTACTTTCTTCTCCAGCTGTTCCAGCCGGTATGCAATGAGCGCTGCGCTTTTCCGGTTCGCCAGGTATGTCCCGATGAGCGTACCGGCAAGGCTCAGCACGGCCACCACGATGGTCTCCGTCATGCCGTCACCTCTGTCCATCCATACACGCCCGGCTCCCACGTGTTCGCGTCCACATCGCTCGTCCAGTGTTTGCCGTTGCGGCTCACTTTTGCGCCCTTGGCGTAGGCATCCGTGCTGCCCACCGGCTGGCTCCACTCCGGCCATTCCTCTGCCGGGTCAGAGATGCCCACCCACAGCGACGGGCTGTCCTCCGGTTTCCAGTCCGCCTGCGAGGTGTGCGCCTTCAGGCATTTGTAGAGCTTGCCGCTGCGCTCCCTGATCTGCCCCACAGTGTAGGCCACCGGGTATTCCCATGGGCTGAACAGCTCCGCGTGTTCACCGGCCGTCACGCCGTCGATACTTCCATTCTCAGCCAGTGTGACAAATGCGATGGCGCTTGCCGCCTGGTTTTCCTGCAGGAATGTTCCGGTGTCACGTTTTACCAGGATGATCTGCGACAGCAGCATGGGCGTTCCGCCCACGGCCACGCCTTCGGCCTCATCCTCTCCGCACAGCAGCCAGAACCCGTCCGGATGCCTGCGGATATAATCAGGGGCTTCCGTCAGCGCAATCACGCCCCCGTCCTTCCGAATTTCGTACATTGATGGTCTCCTTTCTCCCCGAACAGCTTTCGATACAGCTTGTCCGTCTTCCGCAGCACCTTCCAGCTGTTTCCCCGTCGCATGTGGCCCTTCCAGCTCTCATACGACGTGCGCACGTCTTCTTCCGTCATGCGCCCGTCATCTACCCACCGCCGGAACTTCCGCAGCTTCTGCCGCATCTTTCTGGTGCTTTTGCGCTGCACCTTCCGAATGACGCCGCCGGTCTGCGTCAGCTTGAACTTCGTCTTCAGAAACCGCACGCCCTGCCTGATCGGCAGGATGCGCGTTTTCTTCTCGCTCAGCTGCAACCCGATACCGGCGCAGTATTGCCGGATGCGTGCGGCGCATTCCTCCAGATACCGGACATCCTCGCAGATGAGATACCCGTCGTCCATATACCGGCCATAGCCCCGGATGTGCAGCTGTTCTTTGATGAAATGGTCGAGTCCGTTGGCCAGCATCAGCGCGTCGATCTGGCTCACCTGGCTGCCCAGGCCGAATCCTCGCTCGCCGAAGTCCGCCATGAAGCTCTCTGCCCGCTCCCGGACGCGCTCGTCGTAGAGCCTGCGCCGGTTCTCCCGATGAATCGGTTCCTGCGGTGCGGAGTTGAAATAGTCCGTGAAGTCGAACACCAGGATGCCGCCCTGCATCCCATGCTTCCGGTAATGCCGCTGCAGGTGCCGGTTCATTCTGTCCATGGCAAAGTCGATGCCCTTGCCCTTCAGACTCGCTGCGTTGTCGTATATGAAGGCCGATGAGAACAGCGGAACCAGTGCATTGTCACATAAGCACCGCTGCACCACGCGCTCTGAGATGTGGACGCTCCGGATGTGCCGCAGCTTTCCGCGCTCCATGATGTCAAATTCGTGGAAGCCCATTGTCTTCCACGTTCCGTCCATCAGCGCCTTCCGCGTCCTGGCCGTGTTCTCAGACAAACTCGCCAGATACCGCTGCGTCGAGCACTTCCAGCGCACGCCCTTGCAGCACGCCAGCCCCGCTTTGTATAGGTTCTCATAACTGAATACCTGCTCAAAGCTGCCGCACGCTTCGCTCCTGGCCCGGCGTTTTGCTTCCCGCCCGGCGCAGCGTCTTTGATACCGGCCCTCTTTTCGCTCTTCGCTTGTCATGTATGGTTCTTCTCCTTGCCCGTTCGGGCACCCGCCGTAAGGGATGATTGTCGGGTGCGCGTTCTACCCTCGTGGCAGTCCGGCTATGAAACAGGCCCGCGCACATCGGCCTGCCATGCAAGCAGCGTCCAGCCGTCTGCACCGGCGGATTGTTTTGGCTTTTGCCGGGAATAAGCTCTCCTTCTGCATAGGTACTGCTTCGCCGCCTTCCGGCGGTTACTGCGTCAGACCGTGCTGTGCAGAATCCGAAGGCCACGCCATTGGCATTGCTGGCGTTGTTATTGTTCGCGTTGCCGTTGCTGTTGACCAGGCAGAAATTCGTGGAGTTGCTGGCATTCGGCGAGCGCTCCCACCAGTTGGCTGCAGAGCCGACGGCAACAAAAACAGAGCTTAACCCATGTTGTCTATTCTTCCGAAACTCCGGCAGGCCCGTCCGGCAAATCCTTGTACCGCTGCCGGTCTTTCTTCCGGACAGCTGCCAGCAGCTTCGCTTCCTCCGCGATCATCGCACCCCACTGCTCCATAGCCTTCCCAATCCATTTGCACCCTTCCGGGTTCTGCCGGGCCGCCTCGTATAGCAGCTGCAGCTTCGGGTCGAGATTCTGCAGCGCAATGTTTGCCCGCGTCAGCTCGTCCCGGCGCATCTGCGCCTCGTGCTGATTCGTCGGCCAGATGTTGTTGGCCGCTGCCGCGTGCTCGTGCACGTCGCTCGCCAGCTGCATAATGCGCGACGTGAGGAAGAACGTGTACCGCTTCGGTGCCTTCATGCAGCAGCTGAGCGTGAACGCTTCCAGTTTCTTCGCCGTGTCCACGAACTGCATGCTGCTTTCGCTCCGTTTGGATTTGTAGACTGCCATACCGCCTCGTCCTTTCTTGCCGCCTCCTGCCCGCAGCGCACAGGCTGCTGGCTGGAGGCAGGGCTTTCTTCGTTTTGAAATCTCGGCTTTCCGGATTCTGGATTAAAAGCAGAAGCCGAAGGCACGCCAGAGGCAGTGCTGGCGCTGCCATAGTCCGCGAAGCCGTAGCTGCCGACCAGGCAGAAACGCGTGGAGTAGCTGGCATTCGGCGAGCGCTCCCACCAGTCGGCTGCAGAGCCGTTCTGCTTCTTGACCTTGCTGTTGCCCGCCTTATAGTAATCGTACTGCGTGCCTTCGCCTGCCGCCGAGTAGCTGGTCGATCCGAAGATTTCGACCTCGCTGAGCAAAAACAGCTTGTCCGACACCGTCTCGATCGTCGAGCTTGCGCCGCCCACAGACGCCTTCTTGCTCACCTCGCGGATGCCGTTCTGTACCTCCGTAGGCATGAGCGCCAGAATCGCAGGCAGATGCGTCGTGCGCATTGCGCTGTTCTTCCAGCCGCCGGAGTTCGTGTTCGAGCTGTTCATGTTCTTGGTCTCGCCGTAGCAGTCGTGCAGCTGGAAGGTCAGCGGTGCCTTCCCGCCGGATGCGTAGGTGTCGTGGTTCTTGCCGATGATGTCCACCTGATAGCTCGCGCCATTGATGGTCATCGTTTTGCTGTTGCCCACCACCCATGTGCTCGGCACGCTGCCCGAATGGCACGCCGCGATGATGGAAGCCCAGTCGTTGTCCGCGAAGTTGTCCTTCAGGAAGCTCACCGTCACCGCGCAGGTCTTGCTCGCTGGCGCAGTATAGTTTGTTCCTGCCGCCACACTGATGGTGATCTTTGCGCTGCCGTTGGCCTTGCCCGTCACCGTCACCGTATTGCCCGATACGCTCACCGTCGCCGCCGCTGTGTTGCTGCTCACGGCGCTGATCGTGCCGTTGCCGCTGCGCGTCACCGTGATGGTCTTGCTCTTCGTCGTGGTATCCAGCGTCATGCTGGTAGGGGAGATGCTGAGGCTCCCCGCTGCCTTCCCGATACTCCAGCTCACGCTCTTCGCCGTCGTCGTGCCGTCTGCCCAGCGGTAATTGCTCTTCGGCGTGAAGGTTGCCGTGTAGCTTCCCGCGTTCGTGCCGGATGTCGTGCCGCCGATGGTCAGCTGCGTCGTGCTGTAGTTGCTCCAGGACGGGGACTGGCTGCTTCCCGTGTAGGTCAGCGTCCCGCTCTGGCTCGGCACCGCAGAGATCGTCTTCCGGTTCACCGTCACGCTCGTCGTCGCCGTCTTCGTCACGCCGTTTTCCGTGTAGCTCACCGTGATCGTCTGCGTACCGACCGTGCTAAGCAGCGTCGGGCTGCAGCTGTAGCCGGTCACGTTGGCCGTGGCGCCGTCGGAATATGTGGCCTTCACCACCATGCCCGTGCTCTGGAAGCTGTCGCCGTACTCATAGACCTTCTTCGTCGGCTGCGCCGTGATCTCGATCTTCGTCAGCCGGTGCACCACCGTAATGGCCTGCTCCGCCGTCTTCGTCACGCCGCCTTCCGTGTACTCGATGGTGACGCTCGTCGTGCCGTCCGTCAGTGCCGTGTCCGGGCTGAAGCTGTATCCCGTCGCCTTGAGCGTGGCGCCGTTGGAATATGTCGCCGTGACGACCATTCCTGCCGGATTGAAGGTCTCTCCGGAGACATAGGTCGTTTTTGCTGGTGGCGTTGTAATGGCGATCGACACCAGCTTCACCCCGCCGCCTCCGCCGCCTACCATGTTGAAGACTAATCCGTTCATGTTCCCACCTCAATTCTCGTGATGTTCACCGTCAATGCCGCCGTCGGCGTCTGGCTGCAGTGGAAGGTCATCTTGCCTGCCTGCGTCACATTGTCCGCGTAGATGATTGCCTCGCTGTACGCGCCGAAGCTTGCCGGTGCGGGCGACACCACATACGCATACGCGCCCGTCAGGATGTTCGCATTGCTCACCGTCTGCGCTTTGCTGCTCCAGCTGGCGGCCGCCAGCGTCACCGTGAAGGAAACAGCCTTCCCGCTCTTTGCGTTCCAGGCCGTCCGCTCCGCTGCTGTGACGTGCTTCGTGGTATCGGCCTCGTGGTCGTCGAGGTTGCCCTGCACAGTTGCCGCAGCGCCTGCTGTTTCTTTCCCTGCAAGTGCGGTTCGGATGTCGCTGTGCGCCGCGCTGGAGCTGTTGTGTGCCGACACCGCGCTGGCCGCTTCCGACTTGCCGGTTCCTGCCGGGTCTGCGCCTGTCTGCGCCGCCGTTACCTGGTGCGGGTTGTCCGTGTTCCCGGTATGTGCGCCCAGGCTTGTAGCGTTGGCCTTCTTGTCAAGCTCTGCCTTCACGCCGCCGCTGGTCACAGGGTTCGTGCTGTTCGCTGTCGGGGCTGCGTCGAAGGTCAGTTTGTCCTGCTTGCCGTTCCACTTGGTGCGCTCCGCTGCTGTGACGTGCTTCGTAGTATCGGCCTCATGGTCGTCCAGATTGCCCTGCACGGCGCCCACCTTGGTCTCGGCGGTTCCCGCTGCGTCTGCGCCTACCATCTCTGCGGTATAGTCGCCCGCCTTCGGAACAACTGCGCCGCCTCGTCCGTTGAAGCTCGTCACGCCGCCGCCCGCGATGGCCTGCGCACTGTCGCACCAATACTTCGCGTTGTTGGTGTTCTCGCCCTCGCGTGTTCCTGTTCCGCCCACGGCCCAGCTCTCAGCTGCTTTTGCGTTTGCCTCTACGCCCTGTGCGCTGCTCTGCGCAAGCTCCGCGCTTTCCTGCGCGTCCGTGGCCGCCGCCTGGGCGTCCGTCTTCGCAGTCTCTGCCGCAGCCTTGGCTGCCTGCGCCGCCTGCTTGTCCTGGCCTGCGCTTGCAGCGGATGCAGCTGCTGCCGTCTTGCTGCCGACTGCCTCATCTCTTGCCGCTTCCGCAGCCGTCTGCGCGGTTGCCGCATCTCCAGCCGCTTTTGTCGCTGCCGCGCTGTCTGCCGCGACGGATGCCTCGCTTTTCTTGGCGTTCGTCTCCGCCGTCTTTGCTGCCGCCTCAGACTCTGCCGCATTGCTGGCCGCCGACTCTGCGCCTGCCTTCGCCGTGCGGGCGTCCGTGGCCGACTGCGCCGCCTGCGTGGCGTTCGTTGTCGTGGCCTTCTGCGCGTTCTCCGCCTTTGTGGCGGCCTCCTGCGCCGTGTCGGCTGCCCCGGAAGCTGTCTGCTCGGAAGCAGCTGCCGCTGCCGCCTTCGTGCTGGCGGTTGCGGCTGCCGTCTGCGCAGTGCTTGCGTCGGTCTGAGCGCTCGATGCTGCCGACTGCGCGGCTGTCTTCGCCGCTTCTGCCGCTGTCTTGGCCGCCTGCGCCTGTGAGATCGTCGCAGAGACCAGGTCTCCCTGCAAATCTGCAAGTGTCAGAATCTCACGCCACGCGCTGTCGTCTTCGTTTTCATACTTCCACTGCAGCTGCCCGTCGGTCTCGCTGTAACGGATGACGACCGGTTCGCCGCCGTCGCCTTTCAGGCTGGCCAGCCACTCTTCTTCGGTTCCGATGAAGCCGTGCTTCACGGCGATGCCGTATGCCGTGATGTAATACCCGCGCCACTCGGTTCCGATCTTCGTGTAGCTCATACATACACCTCCATGTGGGTGTCTGCCGGATGGTAGTTGAGCGCGAACCAGCGCATGAACTCGCTGAAAAAGCTGTTGAATACCTGCATCGTATTCTGGTACTTGTTGTACTCGCCGTTTGCAAAGTCGATCATGGCCGTCAAATAGGCCCAGTAGATTTTGTCGTGCGGCGGCTGCGCCAGCAGCTCCTTGTCCTTATCTGCGTCATAGTGGTAGGTGATGATCTCTTCGCTTGCGAAGAGCAGAACCTCCGTCTGCACCAGCCCCTCGCACTCGTTGAGCCACTGCGTCTTTGCCTCGTTGGAGAAGGCGTTCGGCTTGATCTCGTCCACCATGTCGATGACGCTCTTCAAGGTTGCCATGCCCGGCACCTCCTTCCTCGAAAAATGCAAAGCCGGGGCGACGGCAAGCGCCGCCGTCCCGGTTCTGTGTGTCAGGTTGTCGCGCTCAGCTTTGTGGCCAGCGCGTTATATTTCGCCTTCAGCTCGTTTGCCAGCGTGACAACGGCGTCAAACTCCGCCTTCGTCGGTGCCGAGCCTGCGGCGGCGGCCGCATCTGCGGCCGTTACCTTGGACGTGGACGCCTTCATGCTGCCGAGCTTCAGTTCATCGGTCACTTCCAGGTTTGTGAACCTTGTGTACTTTCCCATCCTGAAGCCCTCCTGTCAGCCGCCGACAAGCTGCGTGCCGCCGGTCACGCCGCCGACACAGAACGCCCGCCAGTCGTTGAAGCCCGCGATGAAACGCGCATAGCCCTTCCAGACGTTGGCGTCGTTGCCTGCCAGCTCGCTGCGAACCTCCAGCGCCACTCGGTCAAGCCACACGGCGCCGCCGTATTCCTCGTTGTACTTGCTGTCCAGCAGCACCCACGGCTTCGTGCCTGCGGTGATAAACTGGTTGAGGTACGGCCAGACGATGACGTTCCAGCGGCCAAAGTTGAAGTTGAAGCCGTTGTTGGCGGTGTTCGGGTCTTTGTCTGCGCCGATTGCGGCGAAGACATCCCGCTTGAGCGTGTACTCGTTCGGGATGAGGATGGTCGTCGGCGCCACGTCCAGGACTTCCTCGTTGTCGCCCCGGAAGTCCTGCATGGCAGACTCCGCTGCAGCCAGCGCGTCGCTGGAGAACCCGTCGGCAAAGAGGTTCGACTGCTTCTTCTTGCCCAGTGCCGACGGATGCTCCTTGGCAAACAGGCACTTGCCGTCCGCGCCCAGCGTAGAGAAGGTCTTGCCGTAGAACTTCGTGCTCGTTGCGCCGGTGATGGCCGCGCCGAGCAGCGCCGCGCCGAACTTCTCGCGCGTGCGGTAATACGACGTGATGAAGCCCGCAGGCTGCTTCTTGAGGTCCATCAGCTTGCCGTCTTCCACGATCTCGCGCGACAGCGAGAAGCTGTTCTTCCAGGTCATGTGCTCCAGGAACTTGCTGAAGCCTTCCTGCATACCATCCACGGGATAGTCGCCGTTCTCGCCGACCGGCTGGAAGCCCTCCATCGCGGTCATGGTCGTGAACTTCTCGCCCCAGTGGTTGCTGGGGGAGATGTTGAACAGCTCCGGCAGCATGCTGGCCTGCTCGAAGGCCTCGCCGCGCTTCTCCAGGAACATCTTGATCGGTTCCTGGCTCTTGCCGAAAATGCTGTCCTGAAGGCCGGAGCCTTCGGTAAAGGTAATGTTAGCCATTGCTTATGTCTCCTTTCCTGGTATCAGAAGCGGACGCGGCACATATCGCCCGCCGCCGTGCCGTCCATATAGACGACCTCGGCCACGCCGCTCGCGGTCGTGCCCGTGACCTGCAGACCGTCGGTGTGCAGCGTGACCTTGCTGCCCAGCTTTACGCTGGTAGCTGCCGCCGCAAACGTGGTCTCGAAGATCATGTCCTTGTTTACCCGAATCACGGGGATGATGTCGCCCGCCGTGCACGGGCTGTCCTTCTCGCACATGGAGATGTACGTCGGCGCGTTCGTGCCGGTTGCCAGTGCGAGATTGCCGCCCGACTGGACAAGTGCCATGCCGACCTTCGGCGTAATGGCGCCGCACGGCAGATACTCGATGCCCGAAATCCTGTTGTCATCGATGCTGTGAATTTTGAAACTCATGTGAAATGCTCCTTTCTCAGCCCTTGTGTGTCCGGCTGTAGTGTGCCTGAATCTCCGCATCGGTAACGCCTGGGTTCATGGTGCGGTACAGCTCCTTCACGTCCGAAGGAACCGTCACAGCGCCCTTGCCCCGCGTCTGTGTCTGCGCCAAATGCTGCTTCGACTGTGCGGCATTGATGGCCGCCTGCCGTGCCCTTGCCGCTGTGCCCTGTGAAAGCGTCTCGAAGTTCGCCAGCTTAAAAGCGTCGAGCAGACTGTTGCCCTTCTTCACCAGCTCATAGAACTGCGGATAGCTCGGCATCTTCGCCAGGTCTTGCAGCTCGCGGATGTTCGGGTCAAGCTCGCTGATCTTCTTCAGCTGCTCGTCCACCTGCACCTTGGCCTGCGCCTCCTGGGCGTCCTGTCTGGCCTTCTCCGCTGCCAGCTTTGCCTCCCGCGCTTCGCGCACCTCCGGCAGATTCTGCACAAATTGGTTGAACTCTTCGTCGCTCATCCCGCTCTTTCGGAGCAGGTGAGACTTCTTCTCTTCCTCGAAGCGCTCCCGGTACTCTTCGTACTCCGCCTTCGAGGTGATGGGCTTCTTGGTGTATGGGTTTGTCATGCCGCTGCTTGCAAACGCCTCGTCAATGAACCGCTGCGCCTCTGCTCTGGCGTCCTCTCTGGCCTTTGCAATCGCCGCATCCCGCTCTGCTTCCGCCTTTCGGCGTGCCGCTGCAAACTGTGCGTTGCGGGCATTCGCATCCTGCGCACCTTCGCTGCCCGTTTCTGTATTGCCTTCCGGCTGCTCGCCGCCTGCATCTTCTTCTGACGCCTGGTCGTCTGCGCCGGTTGTCTGCTGTGTATTGTCCTGGTCTTCTTCGGCAGGGTCGGCGGCCTCCTGCACTTCTTCGCCTTGCGCCTGTTCTTCCTGCGACTGTGCAGGTTCGGCGGCTTCCTGCTCTTTTCCGCCTTCGTCGATGCCAAACAGTGCGCCGTAGTCGATCTCGTTCACGTGTCCCTCCGGTGCCCGCAGTCTGCGGGCCTTGCATTTTTACGCTATTGCTGCGAAGTTGTCGGGGCTGGCGGCGAGCGGCATCACTTGCCGCTCTTGCCGCTGCCGGAACTGCCGGTGCGAAGATCGTTGCCGGTCTTCACCTGGCCGTTGCCCTTCTTCACGTTCTGCGAGAAAGGCGCGTTGACCTTCTGTGCGCCGGTGTTCTGGATGCTGCCAGCGTAGCCGGGTCTCTTGTTGTCTGCCATGTGTTCGTCCTCCTTTCTTTTGGGATGCTCCTATGTCACGGCCAGCTGCGCGGGTGCCCCAATCCCGCGCAGCCTGCCGCTTCAGGAGGCCGGGCGATACCCGGATAAAAGAAACGATCAAAAGAATCAAACAGGGGCTGTCCCCTGGGGCTGCTGTCTCGCTGCGGCAGAGTCCCGTGCTGCGTCCTGTCTGGCCCGCTGCACGACGGCCTGTGCCGTCTGCTCGTCGATACCGGATGGCTGCTGCGCCTGTTGGGCCTGCACGGCTGCCTGCTGTTGGGCCATCTGAATCTGCATGGCCATCTGCTGCTGTGCCTGCTGCTTCTTCAGCTCTTCTTCAAGATACCCGCGCGTCTCGCTGGCGCCCGGATAGTGCAGCATCTCCATCTTCGTCCAGAACAGGATGAGTGTCGGCAGCTGCGCCGGGTCTCCGAAGGCGCCGGTCTGCAGGTTCATGCGTGTTTCCTGCCACATGGCCTCGCGGTTCGACGCCAGCGGCGCGGACGTGTCGCATGAGAAAAGGAACTGATCGTTCCAGCACCATTCCCCGGCGTCGTCCTGCTCCAGAAAATCGTATCGGTTGAAGGTCTCATACTGCGCGTTTCCGTGGATGTCCGACGACACGACCGGCCGTGGCTCGTCTGTGTACGCCAGCTTGAACTTGAACATCGCTTCGAAGAGCGCAGCGTATGCTGCGTCCTTCATCACGCGCTTCGATTCCAGGCGCCCGGCCGACTGCGCCGCCGCGAACTCCTTGGCCTTGCCGCTCGTGGCAGTGTGGTCTGTGCGGCCCTGGAAGGAATCCGTAATGCCGATGACCTGCCGCGCCTCTTCGTAGACCTGTGCCAGATAGGTGAGGTCTTGCTGCACGTTGCCCTGCAGATCGTAGACGTCGATGAGCGCCTTCGTTGCGGCGTTGCCCGGCCGGATGACCTTCATGTCGTCCGCGTCCACGCGGATGCTGGCCTCGTCCGGCAGCGTGATGTAGCTTCCGGATTTGAGCAGCTTGTCGATGATCTTGGCCTCGACGCGGTTGGTGGTGTTCTGCTGGTCTGCAATCTTGTCGATGTCGCTGTCGCCCAGGAACCGGCCGTACATGCTCACGTTCTTCTGCAGAATGACGGGGAAGATGTCCGGCTTGTAGAACGGGATGCGTGTCGGCTCTTCCGTGATCGTGACGACCGGCAGGCCCATCTCATCCGTCTGTGTCTCGCTGGCCATTTCTTTCGGAACGACGCCCGGAATGATGCTCCCGTCTGTGCGCTGAATTGGGAAGTAGACTTCCTCGTATTCCTCGGTGGATTCTGCCCACTTTGTCCCGCCGCAGTACGGGCAGGCCTTGCGCCCGCCGCGCTGTACCGCCGGTCTGGTCTCCCGCTCCAGCTCGTTCGCCGCTTCCTGAATGGCCGCTTCCGGTGTCTGCGGCTGCAAAATCGGCTGCGGCGGCGTCCCGTCTGTGCTCGGTTCATCCATCGGTTCTGCTGCCAGCGGCTCAATGGCGCCGCACTGGACGCACCGGCGGAGCTTCCGCGCCTGGTAGTCGTCCAGGTCTTCCAGCTCCGTATCGTTCACCCAGCTGTAAAGGCCGATGCCGCCCTTGTCGTTGCGGTAATAGGCGATGTACTGCGTGACCAGATCATCCGCCGTGGACGTGTCGCCCGTGCCCTTGACGTCCGGCTCGCGCTCCGACTCGTCTGCCACACTCACGCCGTATTTCCGGCGGATGTACTCCTTCGTCTGCGGAATTTTGAGGATGATATAGTCCATGTCCTCCACGCCTGTGTAGACACCGTCCTGCGGCACGATCTGCTTCGGGTGCAGCGTGGACACGGCCAGCTCTCCGATCGTGAAGTGCGTCCGCTGCGTGTTGTCCCACTCGACCAAAAACGCAGCGCCGCCCTGGATGGGCACCGTGCGTTCCATCATGTCGTTCAGCTGTTCAAACGGCATCCTGTCCAGCTCGTTGCGGAGCATATCTTCGATGAGCTTGGCCTTCATCTCGTCCTTCTTCCGCCGGGCCGTGACCTTCGGCTGCGGGATGTTGCTGTCCGTCTGCGCTTCGATCAGCTCCGCGCAGATGTTCCGGACGTGCGGTGTCTGCGTTTTCCGCTCGCCCCGGACGATGGCCCGCAGCTGATTGACGCCTGCATACAGTGCCTCCCGCTCGTCCATCCGGCTTGCCTCGGATTCATAAGCGCTTTCGTTTCGAGAGAGCCTGTCCTGCCAGAGCCGGAGCTTGTCGTTGTTCGCTCGTTTCGCCATGATCTTCACTCCTATGTCGTCGGCTGCCTGTCAGGTAGCCGGGGTTCCCCATTTCTTCTTCAGCATCTCCCGCTCCGCAGGTGATGCGTTTTCGTAGTCCTCCCACTGGCTGCGCGACCACTTCACGCCCTGCGCCCTCGGCTCCTGCAGCAGATAGCTTTGCTGCGGCCGGATGTGGTGCGCAATGGCCAGCGACAGCACGCAGTCATCGTGTGCGCCCGGCTCCGCTTCCGGCTTCAGGGTCTCCGGGTTGCGCACGAACGACAGCATTTCTTCCAGCGTCGTCTCGTCGTTCACGATCTCGATGTCGTCCCGCACGGCTTTGATGAGTTCAGCGAGGATGACCGGCCGCGTCTTCGTGTTCGTTAGAAAGCCGAACGACTGCCGGACTTTGTGCGTGTAGTCGTCGATGGTCTCCCGCACATACTGGCGCGGATACCGCAGCCGCTCCAGTTCCATGACGGGGTAGGTGGAAAAGTTCGTCTCCAGGCCGATGAGCGCCGTGTTGTAGTGCAGGCCCAGGCAGTAGACCTGCCGGGCAAAGACGTCCTCGTCGAATTTTCCGCGAAGCTGCGCCACCTGCACGCCGGTTCTGTTGTCCAGCACCTGTGCCACGAAGCTGTCGCTGCCCTCTCCGGCGGTGTCTCCGCCGATGACATACGGCACGCCTGGCTCCGGTTCGCGGTAGATGCGGATGCAGCCGAACTTATCATCTGCCCAGTTGATCGAAGACAGCTTCACGCCGTCGTCGTCAAATTCAAAAATGCCCGTGCGTTTCGGCGGCCGGATGGCCTGCAGCCTTGCCGCCACAGCCTTGCCGTCGAAGACCGTCTTGCCGGTCACGCCCCACATTCCCAGGCAGTAGACCTGGTAGTAATACTCGTCCGTCTCCTGAAAGCTCTCCAATGTCCGGATGGCCGCGTCGTCCAGAAAGCGGTTATCCTTGTAGGTGGACTCATGCACCCGTGCCCGTGGGTCTTTTCGGTCGAAGAACCGTTTCTTCAGCCAGTGCTTGATGCTGATCGGGTTGAAGGTGAGGATGATCTGCTGATACTCCCGTGTCCGGCCGCGCAGTCGGATGTCCAGCTGGTTGAAATCTCCCTCCAGCAGTTCGCTCGCTTCTTCAATCCAGATGCCCGTGATGTTGTAGATCGACTTCAGCTTCTCGACGTCGTCCAGGCCTGCGAAGATGATCTCGCTGCCGTTGCGGAATGAAATGGCAAGGTCAGACTTGTTCGGCTTGTATCCGCTGTCCGGATAGAACTCCGCCAGCTGTCCCAAAAGCTGCTTGAAGCAGCTCTCCCGCAGCGTCCTGGCGACCTTCCGGCAAACCAGAAACCGGTGCCCCGGCTCTGTGATGGCCCGCTCCAGAATCTTTCGTCCCGCGAAGATCGACTTTCCGGAACCGCCTCCGCCCTTCAGAACCAGGTATCTGTGCTCGTCCCAGAACAGCGGCAGGAACGTGCGGTTGTTCGTCTCCCGGAGATTCCGGAACCACAGCGCACATTCGACCTTCAGGTCAAGTTCCTTCTGCGTCTGCTTCTTCGCCATCGTCTTCTCGCTCCGTCTCCAGCAGCGCGTCGCGTTCCTCGGCCAGCAGCGCCAGCTTGTCTGCAATGCGCATCTCGCCGGCGCCCATCGAGCTGCGCGTCTTTTCGCCCAGCTCAACTTCCTGCTTCTGCCGCCAGCCGTAGTTGTTCTGCAGATTGAAGATGATGCCCTGCAGTCCCTTCTCCCGTGTCAAAAGCTCCTGCTCCAGATACGCTTCAATCCGCGCTCTGGCTTCGGCTGCCACGTCTGCCAGCTCCGGATGCAGCGCAGGGTCTGCGTAGTTCTGCCAGGTGCTGCGGTCAATGCCCAGCTGCAGGCACAGCCCGGCGATCGACGGCGGCACGACATACTGTAGAAGCTGAATCTCATCGCCGTCGTCATTCCGGATGATGCCGCCCGTGTCGTCTCTGGCCAGAATCGTGCGCGAAATGCTGCGGAAATACCGTTCCGTTTCCTCCCGCAGCTTCTTTTTGGTGTATTTTTTGGGCCTTCCTGCCGCCATCTGCGCCACCTCCCGTCCCGGCGCTCTAAGGTTCCCGCGCGTGCGCACCCGTATGCGTGCGCTTGTCGTGGGGAAAAATTCAAATATGCTCTCCGCACCGCTCAAATCCCGCCTAATGCGCGGCGCCCTCCCGCAGGGTCTTGCTGCAATATCGAGTGCACGCCCCGTCACGATGCCATGTTA